ATTGAAGACAACCTGTATGATTCGCTGTCGTCCCGCTATACGAAGGCTCTGGCCCGTGCTATGGCGTATACGAAGCAAGTCAAAGCGGCTTCGGTTCTCAATAACGCGTTCCAGTCCTCGGGTTACAACGGTGGCGACGGCGTCTCGCTGTGCAATGCCAGTCATCCGCTGGTCTCGGGCGGCACCAACAGCAACACCCCGGCTACGCAGGTTGACCTGAATGAAACCTCCCTTGAGGCGGCGGTAATTCAGATTGCTGGCTGGACGGACGAGCGTGGTCTGCTCATCGCTGCGAAACCGCGTAAACTGATTGTCCCGCCGAACCTGATGTTCGTAGCCACCCGCCTCCTTGAGACGGAACTGCGCGTCGGTACCACGGACAATGACGTGAACGCGATCAAGACGATGGGTTCGATTCCGGAAGGCTTCCGTGTGAACCACTTCCTGACGGACACCAACGGCTGGTTCCTGATCACTGACGTTCCGAACGGTCTTAAGCACTTTGTGCGTACGCCGCTTCAGAATTCGATGGACGGGGATTTTGATACGGGCAACGTCCGCTACAAGGCGCGTGAGCGTTACTCCTTCGGCTGGTCTGATCCTCTTGGTATCTGGGGTTCCAGCGGTTCCTCGTAAAATCAAGCACTTAGTTTCACTAAGGCCACCTTCGGGTGGCCTTTTTTATTTTTGTTGCTCTTTAGGGTTCAGTTTGTTATATTACCGGTGTCATAACCAAGGAGCCAAGATGGACTACCCGAAGACGCGCAAAGAAGCAAAAGCTACCGGTGCCGATTACTATTTCACAGGCGAACCCTGCAAACACGGCCATATTGCCCCAAGAAAGACTAAGGGCGCTTGCGTCGAGTGTTTGAAGATCGAATGGAAAAAAAGTGCTGAAAAACGGGCGGAGTATTTTGCCGCGTATAGCAAATCAGAAGCTGGGCAGAAAGCCAAAAAAGAGTACTACCAACGCAATAAAGAAGATGTAATTGCTAGGTCACAAGCTAGGACTAAAGAAAAGAAAAACGAATACAAGAAAAAATACAAACAAAACAACCCGGAAATGTATAAAGAACTTGTTAACTTTCGCCGCCGCCGTTTCCGTCAAGCCACCCCAAAATGGTTAACTGCCAAAGATAAACTTGATATACGGCTAAAATACAGATTGGCAATTGAGCTTTCTAGGCGCACGGGAATACCTCACGCCGTAGATCATGAACTACCCTTAAATGGCGAAATGGTTTGTGGCCTGCATGTGCCTGCAAACTTGCGGGTAATCACCCAAGCCGAAAATTTAGAAAAGTCAAACAAACTCGTTGACACCCACCCCCAAAAGGGTTAAAAAACAACTATGTCGCCAACTGGCCTAGCAGACTTAACCGATGGCGGCACCACATCTTTAACTAGGAGAAAAATATGGGTTTCGCTACTCATCTCGGCCCTTGGCTTCTGGGCACTGTCCGTTACACGACTGGTTCGACTGCCGGTACTATCCGCAATACGGGCGCGACCGTTGTGTCGCAGTCTTCCAACGTCGTTTACGGTACTCTGACTGGGACTGCTTTTGTCCTCCCGGCTGGTGCGCAGGTCACCGACATCAAAGTTGTTACGACCACCGTTTTCAGTGCGGCTACGACTTGCAAACTGTCGATTGGCGGTACGGACTTCACGACCACTGGCACTGTTACCAGCGTCGGTAGCGTCTCTCTGGGCGCAAATGCCACTACCCCCGGTGGCTGGTTAAACGTCGGTTCAACCGATGCTATCGTGACCTACACGCTGTCTGGCACTGCGCTCACCACGGGTGCGGCGACTATCGTTATCAGTTATGTTGTGCGTAACTCGGACGGTTCGGCATATCCCAGCACGGTCCAGAACTAATTAGGGGGCTGCTATGCAGACTGATGTTCTAGCAAGTGTCCCTCTTACAGCGTCTGGGCAGTTTACTGCGCAGAATACCAACAACATAGGTCGGTGCCGTGTTAAAGCGATCTATGTTGTTCCCACGGGGACAGCGGGTTCTCTGGTTATCAAAGATGGTGGGTCTGGTGGGTCTGTGATTGCGACGATTAATACCGTTGCTTCCGCAACCCAACCCACCTATCTGCTGATGCCGGGTGAAGGTTTGGTTGTGCAAACGTCGCCGTATGGGGTTGTAACCAGCCTTGGTTCTGCAACGATCTTCTACGGGTGATAAGTGCAAAACCAGCAATCTTACGATCTGACTGGCCGCAAGTTGTTTATCGCAATACCGGCGTATGATTTTAAGGTTTCGGTAAAGCTTGCGGGTGCGCTGATTAAGTTTGGCAGAATAGCCGATCAGCATGGAATTGAGATGACTCTTGAAACCATCTGCGGCTGTTCTGTTGTATCTCGCGCACGGAATCTTCTGGTTGGTAACTTCTTGGATACCGACTACACGGACATGCTTTTTATCGACTCCGATATGAACATTGATCCAGAAGATATTCTTAGATTGCTGGCTTGGTCTTCGACCAAGAATATTGTCGCTGGTATTGCTTGTGCCCGTAAAAAACAAACGACCTACTACTCCAATCTCGACCAAGACGAGAACGGCTGCATTGCAATGGATAAGATGGGGCTTGTCAGGGCAAAGCGCGTTGGTACCGGATTTATGATGATTCAGCGGCAGGTGCTTGAAACTCTGCGGGATACCCACCCCGAGTGGAGGTACTATGACGCAAGTGCCGACAAACATCTTTATTCTCTTTTTGATTTTAAGTCCACACCTGAAGGTTACATCGGAGAAGACTATCTCTTGTGTGACCGCGCCCGCGAACAAGGGTTTGAAGTCTGGATTGACCCCACAATCAAAATCGGCCACCTCGGGGCAATGGAATTTGAGGGCAACTACGGGGAAGATATCCTCTACCCCATGTTAAAACCGTTAGAGGACAATAAGGAAGCCGCATAATGGCTAAATCACCAGCATGGCAAAGAGCAGAAGGCAAGAATCCAAAAGGTGGCCTGAACGCGAAGGGGAGGGCTTCTTACAATCGCGCCAATCCCGGAAAGCCCGGCTTGAAGCCGCCTGCGCCAAACCCAAGCACAGAAAAAGATACGAAGAGGCGGAAATCTTTTTGCGCGAGGAGCGCTGGGCAGATGAAAATGTTTCCTGAGGTGGCAAAAGACCCTAAAAGTCGGATGCGTTTAGCGAGGAAAGCATGGAACTGCTAAAGTGTACTAGATGCCAGCAAAGCAAGCCCGCTGACGCACATAATTTCCCGCCTCATAATAAAAAGAAAAACGGTTTTGATAGTTGGTGTCGTGCGTGTAGGGCATCGTACAGAAACGGTATTAACCGTGGGCAGTTTCGTACGGTTATCTCGGATTCTGACCTTTTAGCTTTGAAAAACAGCGTTAAACAATGCGTTATATGCGGCTCAGATGAAAAACTAGTTGTAGACCACGATCACATTTCTGGCGAAATAAGGGGAATGCTGTGCAATCATTGCAATCGCGGGCTTGGGCATTTTCGGGATGACCCGATGCTTTTGGAGTTTGCAGCACAATATTTGTACGCAAGTACAGACAACCCCGAGTGGGAAAATTACTTGAAAACACACGAGGTTTGCTGATATGACACAGCAACACGAAGTCTTAAAACATGCGGTTGATGGAGTTTCAGTAATAACCGCATTTGCTACGTTACTGGATATTTTGCCAGCGGTTGCTGCTTTGTTTAGTATCGTTTGGACGGGTATGCGGATCATTGAAATGATTACTGGTAAGCCGTTCTCAGAAATTATTAAGCGTAAGGATGATGAAAATGGCTGATCAAATAACTCCCACCCCCGAAGAAACAGAAAAATTGCGCAAGATATATCAAGAGCAAAAAGATGAAAGAACCCGCAAAGAGGAAGAAAAACGCGGTGGTGCGCCTACTTCTAAACAGCCTGTAAGCACTCCCAAACCGGGGTATAAAAAAGGTGGCAAAGTCCGTGGTGGCGGCTGCGAGCAACGCGGCAAAACTAAAGGGAAGTTCGTCTAATGCCGTGGACTGAGAAACAACTGCGGCTCTTTCGTGCGGCTGCACATAATCCTGATATTGCCAAGCGCACCGGGATTAAACAGTCGGACGCGGAACGCATGTCGAAGGAAGGCTTGAAGAAAGCCAAAGGTGGTATTCTGAAACAAGACACGCGGCATGGGAAGATGGACATGCCCTTTGCAAAACTTGGCCGGTTCGCCGGTATGAAAGAAGGTGGGCTTATGAAGAAGCGTCGTTTTGATGAGGGCGGGGGTATTGATCGTGATGAGAACCCCGAAGCTCAAGAAGTTGAACGTAAATATTTTGCTTCTGGTGTTTCCGCAAAAGACCGCGAATATACTCCATCTAAATTGACTGCTAAACCCGCTGCTAAGTCTGCGTCTGTTGATAGCTACGACCGCAAAGAAATGCGTGAGCGGCCTAAGTCTGATGATACCAGCGCAGTAACTGCGCGTACGGCGAAGAGTATGGGTTTCCGTCGTGATATGCCTTCTGCGGAGCAAAAAGAACGTAACGTTCGTGAACTTGCTAAAGAAGCTGGATTAGCAGCACTTGGTGGCGGCGCAGGGGCCGTTGCGCGTGGGGCATATAAGGTTGGTAAAGCTGCTCAAGCAGCACGGGAAGCAGCTACTCGTTACGCAGAAACTCCGGCGATACGGGCTATGAGTAAGGCAAACGAAGCTAAATTTGCTGCTCGTCGTTCAAAAGACCGCGAGGTGTTTGACGAGATGGCTAGGGGTGAAGGATATGGCTTTAAAAAAGGTGGACTTATGCGTTCCAAAAAAGACATTGGTAAAGACCAAATGGACATGGCTCCTTACAAGAAAGGCGGTTCTATGGAATCCAAAGCAATGATGAAGAAAGAAATCAGTTTCATGAAGCGCAAAGGTGCGCCGAAGTCGATGATCAAGCACGAACAAGCTGAAGCTAAGGGCTACAAAAAAGGCGGTAGCATCAAAGAAACGATGGGGCCGCGTAACATGAGCCAAGATGTTGAGCGGGGTTCCAATACCAAACTGAAGCATGGTGAACACGGTATCCAGAAACGGGGACATACCCGTGGGATGGAAGAAAAAATGAAAGGTGGCCCGAAGAAGTTTGCTGCTGGGGGTCATGTCCGTGCGCATGGTGAGCATTCGATCCAACTCAAAGGCCACACCCGTGGCAAAGTAGTCTAAGGAGAAAACATGAAATCACATCTCGACACGCATCACGAAGCACACGATGGCGTTCTTCCGCATAGCCACACGCACCACGATGAGATCGTAAAAAAACATGCTGCGGGTCATGCGCACCATTCCGAGCATCATAAAAAACACGCGGCGGGTCACACATATCATGCCGAGCAGGTTAAAAAAATGTGCATGGGCGGTAAGGCAAAATGAAAGCCTCCCGTGGTATGGGGGCAATTGCCCCCTCCAAAATGCCTAAAGGCCGCACGACGGTTAAACGTGACGGCAACGAGCCTGTTGGTTTGTTTAAAAAAGGCGGTTGGATTAAGGGTGCTATCAAGCACCCCGGCGCTTTTACGAAAAAGGCCAAAGCTGCGGGTAAGAGTGTTGCTGCCTATGCTAAAGAAAAAGCCGGGGCTTCGGGTGTGCTTGGTAAACAGGCTCGTTTGGCTCAGACACTGAGTAAACTTCGGAAGAAGTAAATGGCATACAACACCACAGGTACCACGACATTCAACCTTGACCTCAATCAAGCGGTAGAAGAAGCTTTTGAGCGTTGTGGGTCTGAACTTCGCTCGGGCTATGATCTGCGCACGGCGCGGCGTAGCCTTAATCTCATGCTACTTGAGTGGGCGAACCGTGGTATTAATATGTGGACAATTGAGCAGGGGGAGATCACCCTGTCTCCGGGCGTTATTTCCTACACGTATCCTATAGATACCGTAGACTTTCTTGACCACGTCATCCGCACCGGTTCTGGGACTACCCAAACCGACATCAATATCACGCGGATTAGTGAATCTACCTACGCGATGATCCCCAATAAGAACGCTACGGGACGGCCTATTCAGGTCTGGATTCAGCGTTTGTCAGGGGCTACCAACGCTGCGGGTGACGTGGTCTACCCCAAGATTCATGTCTGGCCGAGTCCTGATTCAAGCCAGACCTATACGTTTGTTTATTGGCGTCTGCGTAGGCTTCAAGAAGCGGGTAATGGTATTAACGGCCAAGATATCCCGTTTCGGTTTTTGCCGGTGCTTGTGGCTGGGCTTGCTTACCATCTGTCGAAAAAGATTCCCGGCGCTGAAGCTAGGATTCAGATGTTGAAAGCAGACTACGACGAAGCTTGGGAATGGGCGTCTACGGAAGACCGCGAAAAAGCCGCAATCCGGTTTGTGCCGCGTGAGACATTTTTGAGGTAAGAGATGGGTACTAGAGCAGAAGCCGTTAAACTTGGATTGTCGCATTACTGTACAGGCAAACCTTGTGTAAACGGGCATATAGATATTCGTAGGGTTAAAGACAGAGTATGTACCGCTTGTGATCGGCTGCATAAAGCTAGAAAAGCCAAAGCTGACCCTATATGGAAGAAAAATAAAGCCCGCGCAACATATGTACGCACTAGAAGTACAATACTTGCCAACAAACAAATATATAGGCAGCAAAACAAAGGAAAGCTTGCGGCGTTAAACGCTGCTAGAAAGAAGCATATAAAGCAGCGTACCCCCAAATGGATTAGCAAAGAGGAACGTTGGCTGATGAAAGAGGTATATGAACTTGCAGCGCTGCGCACCAAAATGTTTGGTTTTGCTTGGCATGTAGACCATATTATTCCGCTTCAAGGAGATGTTGTTTCTGGTCTGCACGTACCTATTAATCTGCAAGTGATTCCGGGCGTAGAGAATATCCGGAAGCGCAATAGTTTTGTGAGTGTATAGATGCCTAGCCGTTTTAGTTCCGCACGGAATTCGATTGCGGAGTGCGATATCTGTGGTTTTCGGTACAAATTAACTCAATTAAAAAATCTCGTTATTAAGACAAAGAACGTCAGCATTAAAGCTTGCCCCGAATGCTGGAATCCAGATCACCCACAGTTACAGCTTGGCCTTTATCCTGTGAACGATCCGCAAGCTGTAAGAGAGCCGAGGCCAGATGTGAGTTACACAGTATCAGGAACAAGTGGTTTGCAGATTCAGCCTAGTGGCACGGGGCCGCTGGCAACTGGGTATCCGGAAGGCGGTAGCAGGATCATTCAGTGGGGTTTTAATCCCGTGGGTGGAGCTTCTGCAAATGATGCTGGGTTGACCCCAAACAATCTGGCTATGGGTATCAGTATTGGCACTGTTACAATTGCGGTAACTTAGGAGATTTAAATGGACGGAAAAGCTGCTGTGCGCAAACACGAACAACGTCTGCACCCCAGTGCAAAACCCACATTTAAACGTGGTGGCGTTACTTCGCTGGAAATGAAAAAGGTCGGGCGTAATCTTGCTCGTGCCATGAACCAGAAAAAACCGACTCGGGGGCGCTAATGGCTCAGAAACCTGAATTTGAATTCTTTGGCTGGGGCGATAAAGACCCCACCAATAAATACATTCAACCCAAACCCAATACCCATGACACGGGTAGCAACGGCTACCCCGAGAAGGACGTTAAAACTTCGGGTATTGAGATGCGTGGATACGGCGCTGCCACCAAAGGCAAGATGTGTCGCGGCCCGATGGCGTGAGATAGGCGGGGACTGAATTGAACTACACCACGTTGTTTAATACGATCAAGGCGTACGTTGAGAGCGACTTTCCGTCCACGACGTTCACCGGCACAAACAATGATCCGAATAATCCTGTAACCGTTACAAGTTCGCAGCAGATTAACACGTTCATTGAGCAGACCGAACTTCGTATTTACAACACAATTCAGTTCCCCTCGCTTCGTAAAAATGTTACAGGCACTACGTACACGGGAAACAAATATTTGTCTTGCCCTATTGATTTCCTGTCCGTTTATTCGATGGCGGTAATCGACGGAAGTGGTAACTACAGTTATCTGCTGAACAAGGATGTTAATTTTATTCGGGAGTCTTTCCCCGCTGCATCTTATACAGCGCTGCCGCAGTATTACGCCATCTTTGGGCCTACAACGACGGATGCCCCTTCTCCGGTCATTACCGACGAGCTTTCGTTTATTCTTGGGCCGACGCCGAATGCGGCTTACACTGTGGAATTGCATTACTACTATTACCCTTACTCCATAACGGATACGGAAAACAACCCCGACGGCAAGACTTGGCTTGGTGACAACTGTGATACAGCGCTTCTTTATGGCTCTCTGGTCGAAGCTTGCACGTTCCTGAAGGGCGAAGCCGATATGATGGCTAGGTATGATGCTAAATACCAAGAAGCCCTTGGTCAAGCTAAACGTCTGGGTGATGGTCTTGAAAGAGGTGACGCATACCGTAATGGTCAGTATCGTCAGAAAGTAACCTAGCCACCATGCCATTCACCGGAAACTACGTTACCAATACCTACAAGAACGGCCTGAATACAGGTTCGTTCAATCTTGGCGCAGGCACAACACAAGTATTTAAAATTGCACTGTACACAAATGCAGCGTCATTGGATGCCACTACTACGGGGTATACAACTAACGGAGAAGTAAGTGCTACTGGGTATTCTGCTGGTGGACAATCGCTTACGGTTTCTCAAGTACCTACAGTCGGTTCTAGCGGCACTACTTCGTATTATTCTTTTGCTAATGTTTCTTGGCCTGCTGCTATTACTGCTCGTGGTGCGCTTATTTATAAATTTGATGGGTCTACTAACCCAGCCATGATCGTGCTGGACTTCGGTAGCGACAAGATTTCAACAACGACTTTTAGTGTGCAGTTCCCTGCGGCGACCAATACGACCGCTATTATTCGTATTTCTTAAGGAGTTTCAAATGGAAGAAAAAGCTAAAGCCGGTAGCGAAGTTTCTGCGGGGCTGGTTTGTGGTGCGCGTCCTGAAGAACATGCCCTTGCACTTGGTAAGTTCAAGATTCAGTGTTTTGATAAAGACGGCAATCTGAAGTGGGAAGACGAGAACCACAATCTGGTGGTTAACGGCGGGTTGCAATATATGTGCGGAACTGCTCTTACTTCAACCACGCAGATTACTAGCTGGTACATCGGTCTTTACGGCGCGGGTTCCTCGAATAACCCCGCTGCTACGGATACTATGTCCTCTCATGCGGGTTGGACGGAAGTTACCCCCTATAGCAATGCCACGCGTCCGTCTTGCACGTTCACTGCGGCAACCAACGCGAACCCTTCGGTGGCTACCAATAGCGGCTCTGCTGCGGCATTTACGATCAATGCAACGTCAACGGTTGGCGGCGCTTTCTTGGTGAGCAACAGCACTAAGGGTGGTTCTACCGGTACGCTGTTTTCGGCGGCTGACTTCTCTTCGCCGGGGGATCGTAGCGTTGTTTCTGGTGACACGCTGAACGTCACTTATACTTTCAGCCTCGCTGGTTGATGGGGTAGTCGATGAAAATCGACTTTGAATTTCAAACGCAATACGGGAAATTTGCAGATGCTCTGTGGTTTCCCGATGAGCAACCTGTTCCTTCTGATGCTGAGATTGAGGCTATGAAACAGCAAAGGCTGGATAACTGGATTGTTGCGATTACTGCGCCTCCTGTAGATATACCCCCAGAAGATACGCCGCAGGGGGCGTAGTTGGCTAATCGCTATTGGGTTGGTGGAACTGGGTCGTGGAATACTACGTCCACTACTAACTGGTCTACCTCGTCTGGTGGTGCCAGTGGCGCGTCTGTGCCTACTGCCACCGATTCCGTATTCTTTGATCAAGCAGCAACTTACACAGTAACAATGACAGGCGCTTTGACCTGTCTAGATATTACCGTTTCTGCTGGAACCGTCACTTTTGCTACAGGAACTACCCCAACACTTGCAATTAGCGGGTCTATGTCGTTGGTGGCGGGGACAGTTTGGAGTTCTACTGGCGCTATTACATTTAATGCTACCACTACTGGTAAAACAATTACCACTAATGGAGTATCTATTGGTGCTAACGTAACATTTAACGGTTCTGGTGGTTATTGGACGTTAGGAAGTGCGTTAACTATTTCTGGCGCTAGAACGCTTACAATAACCGCAGGTACTTTAGATACCTCATCTAGTAATTACAATTTAAGCTGTGACAGCTTAAATCTTAACGGCGGCACTTTTACAGCAAACGGCTCTACTATAACTTTAAGTAGTTCTACACCCGTTAATTTTACATCCGGTACATTTAATGCCGGGACATCTCAAATTACTTGTAACAGTATAATTATTAATACTTTTAATGGTAATAGCTCTACTTTTTATAATGTTAGTTTTACGGGTTCCAGTACTGCTGTATCTCCAACAATTAATGGATCAAATACATTTAATAATTTAACTTTTCCTGCGCCAAATGGTTCTATTATTAATCCTATAACATTTACGGCAAACCAAACAATCAATGGGACGTTAACTTTTTCCGCTGGGGCTAACGCAACATACAGAACTTTTGCACAGTCTGACGTTTTAGGAACTACAAGAACGCTTACTTGTGCTGCTGTTTCTGCAACTGACGTTGATTTCCAAGATATTACTATTGCTGGCGCTGCTGCTCCTGTATCGGGAACCCGTTTAGGCAATTGTAAGGGCAATAGCGGGATTACTTTTACTGCCGCTAAGACTGTTTATTGGAACTTAGCAGGCGCACAAAACTGGTCTGCTATAGGATGGGCTACATCTTCTGGTGGTGCTCCTGCGGTTAATAACTTTCCTCTTGCCCAAGACACCGCCGTATTTGATAACACAGGTAGTGTTACTGGAACAATAACAATAAACCGAGCTTGGAATATTGGCACTATAGATATGTCTTCGCGTACTAGCGCAATGACTTTATCTGGATCAGCAACAATTTATATTAATTGGCTTAATGGAACAGGAACTACTTTATCGGGGACTGGAACCTTTACTTTTTCTGGTCGCGGCGCTCAATCCATTACAAGTAATGGGGTAACTTTTACTCAAGCCCTAACAATTAATAGCCCCGGCGGTACGGTGACATTGCAAGATGCTTGTACTACTTCACGAGCCGTAGCTGGCGCATTTACTCTTACCAACGGAACACTTGACCTTAATGGCAAGACGTTAACACTATCCGATACCACAACTGCTACATTTACGACACGGGCAGGGACAAAGAATCTTACGTTTAACGGTGGTACTTTAGCTATTGCAGCTTCTGGTACTACTGCGTTTAACAATATTTCATCTACTGGATTTACCACAACAGCAGGCACTGGAACGGGGACGATTAGCCTTACAAGCTCTTCGGCAAAAACATTTGTCGGCGGTGGGTCTACGTTTAACTGCACCCTCAATCAAGGTGGGGCGGGGGCATTAACTGTTACTGGCGCGAACACCTTTTCAAACATCACAAATACATATAGCTCTACTGGTGCTACAACAATTACATTTAGTGGTAATCAAACAGTAGCCGCGTTTACTGCTACAGGTGCTGTTGGTAATGTTCTAACTCTTAATAGCAACACCGCAGGTACACAAAGAACCATTACTCTAACTGGCGGTGGATCGGTTACTACGCCTGACTACCTCAACGTCCAAGACCTGTCGTTTACACCTTTTGCAACTGATGGAACCGCCCCCTACAAATGGTATGCGGGTGCGAATTCAACCAACTCAGGTAACAACGCAGGTATTTTATTTGCTGCATCGACCGTAACTGCTTATCTTCTTCTTTCAGGGACTAGCTGGACAGTGCCTGCCGATTGGAATAACGGCAACAACACCATTCACATGATTGGTGGTGGTGGAGGTGGTAGCGGCAACAGAACTACAGGGGGCGTTTTCAACCGATCATCAGGTTCTGGCGGTGGTGGCGGTGGGTATACAAAACTTACCAATCAAACACTATCTGGGGCTATTACCTATGCTATTGGCGCAGGCGGCGGTGGCGGCGCAACTGCTACTACTGGAACGGCTGGCAGCACGACTTCATGGAATTCTGGCGCTGCAACCGCAGGGGGCGGTGGGGGCGGTGTTTATTCGACTGGAACTCCAACAGGTGGAAGCGGTGGTACTGGAACCACATTTAACGGAGGTGCTGGCGGCAACGGATCGCCGGGTAATAATACGAATTTAGGTACTGATAATGGGGGTGGCGGCGGTGGCGGTGCTGGTGGCCCCAACGGAATTGGCGGGGCTGGTGGTGTCGGTGTTATTTCAAACTCTGCTTCGACAGGTTATAGCGGTGGTGGTGGTGGTAATGGTGGAGGTACGGCTGGTGGAAACGCAACCGCGTCCATTGGCGGTACTGGTGGAAATAACTCGTTGGGCACTGGCGGGGGTGCTGGTGGAACATCATCTGGTACAGCGGGTACTATTGGCGGAGGTGGCGGAGGTTCTGCCGGAGTAGCCACCAAAGGCGGTGTTGGCATAGATATGCTTAACACTGTTGGGAGTGGTGGCGGCGCTAGTGGTCAAGGCGGTAACGGTGGATCACCTGCTACGGCAAATACTGGTGTGTATGGTGGTGGCGGTGCCGGTGCTGGAACAAACCTTGGGTCTTCTGCCACAGGCGGCACAGGCGGTCAGGGGATGATATTTATTGTTTATACCCCCGGTGGCGGTACCACATATAACTCAAGTTTGTCTGAGACCGGTACGGGGACGGACGCGGTATCTGCGGCTGTTATTTTTTTAAGTTCTCTGTCGGACACGGCCACCGGCACTGACACCATCTCAACCACTGCTTCTTTTGTAGGTTCCTTGTCGGACACGGCTACTGGTACAGACTCTTCAGTTGGGTTTATTACATTTCCAACATCCATAGATGAGACGGCCACCGGCACTGACACCATCTCAACCACTGCTTCTTTTGTAAGTTCCTTGTCGGACATGGCCACCGGCACTGACACCATCTCAACCACTGCTTCTTTTGTAAGTTCCTTGTCGGACACGGCCACCGGCACTGACACCATCTCAACCACTGCTTCTTTCGTAAGTTCTCTGTCGGACACGGCCACCGGCACAGACTCTTCAGTTGGGTTTATTACATTTCCAACATCCATAGATGAGACGGCTACTGGAACCGATTCCTCGGTTGGGTTTATTACATTTCCAACATCCATAGATGAGACGGCTACTGGAACCGATTCGCTCTCGGCTGCGGCGGTATTTTTAAGCGCGCTTGCTGATTCGGCCACTATCACGGATGTGGTTTCCGGGGGTCTTGCTTATTTTTCAACTATAACTGAGACCGGTACAGGCACAGATTCCATACTTGGTAGTCTTACATATCCGGCATTTATCTCGGAAATCGCTACTGGCACCGACGCCTTTGTTGTTTCCGCGAGCATATTTAATGCCCCGATTACCGAATCCGGCACTGCTAGTGACGCTATTACCCCTACGGCGGTCATGTATAGCTTGGTAACAGATTCGGGTACCGGCAGTGATTTGGTGTCAGCGGCTGCGGTATTCAACGCGGTTATTAATGAGTTTCAAGATTATATTGTGTCGGTCGGTGTGGTCAGCGGTCTTAGTTTCGCTGGTGGCACTTTTGCTTCTCTTTCTCATGTAACACTGCCGTCGATTACAGATGCTGTTAGTAACACTGCTTCTTTTGTAAGTTCTCTGTCGGATACAGCTACCGGCACCGACGTATTTACTGTAGCGGCCAGCACGTTTAATGTAGCTATGGCAGAATCCGCTACGGGTAGCGAGGTTATTTCGGCATCTGCCGTTTTTTCCGTTTCTACATCCGATCTTGCTACGATTACAGACGCTGCTGTTGGTAGCTTTTTGTGGAACATTATTGATGACGCCCAGAATGTAACTTGGAATACCATCAATTCAGCGCAGGGGACGACTTGGACTACAATTAACAGCGCCGAATCAGTTACTTGGAATACAATCAACTCGGCTCAAGGGACGACTTGGACTACAATTAATACTTCCGAGACAACTACTTGGACTAACATTAAAACGGTGAACTGATGGCTCTGGTTATTGCAGATCGGGTAAGGGAACAAACAACTACTACCGGTACCGGAGCGGTTACATTGACTGGTGCTGTTTCTGGGTATCAGAGTTTTTCAGTTGTTGGCAACGCAAATTCTACCTATTACGCGATTGTCGGCCCAACTACTGAGTGGGAAGTCGGTATAGGAACTTACACCGCTTCAGGAACTACGCTCTCCCGCGATACTGTTTTGTCTTCTTCCAACAGCGGGTCTTTGGTTAGTTTTAGCGCCGGAACCAAAGATGTCATTGTAACGCAGCCCTCAGAGAAATCTGGCAACCCCATAATTTCTTCTACTACCTCTGTATCTACACTAACGCCGAATATCAACGCATACAATATGTATGTGCTAACTGCACTGTCCGGAAGTTTGACGGTTGCGGCTCCTACAGGTTCTCCTGTGGACGGAGACAAATTGATATTCAGGATTCTGGATAACGGCACTTCTCAGACTTTGACTTGGAATGCGACGTATACCGCTATTGGGGTAACGATCCCCGGTGCAACAACCGTCAGCAAGACCCTTTACGTAGGATGCCTCTACAACGCAAATAACACGCGGTGGGATGTGGTATCTGTGGCGCAGCAAATATGAGTGATCGTTATTGGGTAGGTGGAACTAATACATGGGACGCTTCTACTACGTCCGTGTGGAGTACTACGTCTGGCGGTTCTGGCGGGGCTAGTGTTCCTACTTCATCTGATAACGTATTTTTTGATCAGTCGGGGACTTATACGGTTACTGTTGATGCGTATCCAGCTACCTGTGCAAATTTAAATGTTACCGCTAGTAATTACACTTTTGCTCAAGGTGCCGGATTTGTTAGAGCATATGGTAATGTATTTTTTGCATCAAACACTACTTTTAACCCAAACGCATTTCAAATGGTGGGTAATACTGGAACTTACACTTTAACCACAAATGGAACTATATTAAAAAATGTATATTTTGGAATATCAAGTGGTGGAATTTACAGTATGCAAGATGCGCTATCTTGTAATAGCATTTTGTCTCTTTACGGGCCACTTAACACCAACGGTTACAATTTGACTGCAGTTTCTATTTCCCCGTCCGGGACAGGTAGAATTATTAATATGTCCACTAGTCAAATTACTCTTTCTGGCGGTGGAAATTCTGCTTTGCGGATTTTGGGCCTTACTTGGAGTCCCGGTGCAAATATTACGTTCACTAGCAACACTGGAAATAGTTTATTTTTATTGGGATTAAGTTACCCGCCTGTGACTTTTACCGGTGCGGGTACGGTTACTATAAACAACAGTAATACGTTTGCTAATTTCTCCTGTACCTATGTCGGCGCTAAAACATTTCGGTTTACTGCCGGAACCACTAACACCTTTGTAGCTTTTAATCTTCGCGGGACTGCTGGCAACCTCTACACGATCACATCTACTACAACTTCAGTGGCAACATTGAATAAAGCGGGGACTTGGTATATGGGGGCTAACTCAACTGATAGCGGCAACAACACCAACCTCACGTTCTCTGGTGGTAGTGGGATAGATTATCTTGATGTTAGTTATATCACTGGCTCGTCTGTCCCTGTTCAGGGTAACTTTTTAGAGCTTTTCTGAAGGACTTTTTATGGCCTCTACTTATTCACCCAACCTAGCCCTTGAGTTGATTGGTACTGGAGATCAATCCGGTACATGGGGCACCACGACCAACACAAACCTTGGCACCCTGATTGAGCAGGCAATTGCTGGGTATGGAACCACGACGGTAAGTGGGTCAACAACGCTTACTATACCTAACGGCGCGTCTGGAACCGGACGCAACATGGTTATTGCGGTGACATCTGGTACTGGTGGGACTTTGTATGTCCCCGACGCTAATACTAAGTTGTATATCATATTTAATGGTGCTTCTGGAACCGTTACGGTACAGAGGGTTTCTGGCGGTGCTAGTGTTGCTGTACCCGCAGGTAAAAATGCTGCGCTCTACTGCACCGGAGCCAACGTATATGAAATATCAAACACCCTCTCCAGCCTGACTTTGGCTTCCCCGCTTTCTGTGGCTTCTGGTGGGACTGGGCTTGCTACACTGACTGCTAACAACGTCATCCTTGGCAACGGCACTTCTACACCGTCCTTTGTTGCTCCGGGGACTTCCGGCAACCTCCTTACTTCAAACGGCACGACTTGGGCTTCTAGCGCTTTCCCAACGTCGTTTACGGGTACATTTTCTGGCACAGCTACGCTCTCTAACGGCTCTACAATATCTGACGGCGCTACGGCGTTTAGTATTGGGTATTTAAATGTTCCTCAAAATGCCCAATCCAGTAATTACACTTTTGTCCTAGCCGATAATGGGAAGCATATTTACAGCACCAACTCAGGTTCGCAGACCCTTACGATACCGGCAAATGCTTCTGTGGCGTTTCCTACAGGGGCAGTTTTGACCCTCGTTAACAACGGAACAACTTCGATAACTATTGGCGCGGGAAGTGTAACGCTATATCAAGCGGGCACGGGTAGTACGGGCAATAGAACTTTGGCTACAAAAGGACTTGCAACTTTGCTTAAGGTTGCTACCGATACTTGGTTTATATCAGGCTCTGGGGTTAGCTAATGGGCGGCGTTTTAAACATATTAGTGGGAAGTGGGGCTGGATTTGTTTACGCCGCAACAATTTCCAGTAATACTCAAAATTATAATTTGTCCACTGCTGCTACTTCAGCAGGGTGGAATGGCTTAGTTCCGCTTATTGCTACAGTAACTATAAATACTAATATTGTAGTCGGCTCTTCAAGCACTTCTACTTACGCATTTACTGTGCCGTCTCTGCCTACCGGTTCTAAAGTCAGTATTATAAACAACGGGTATATTGTCGGTGCGGGTGGGCAGGGGGCCGGTCCGGGGTCGAATAGTAGCATTAG